AAAACTAGAGGCCGCCGCCAGATGGTGGGCAAACGGCGGCCAAGATGAACAGCAAGAAACGGTCGATGCTTTAAAAGCATTCGGCCTGGCACCTGAAATTGAAACTCAGGATTACTTTGAGTTGTGGGATATGAATCTGGAAGCAATGCAGGTATTCAGTGCCTGTAGTGACGACTGGAAGGTGACACCGCAAGGCAAATACAAATCAATCGATAAATTAGCATTAGGGGTTGTGATGGAGATGATGGGGGTAACAAATCGCAAAGAAATGTTGACTGACATTATCGCTATGCAAAATGCTGCGCTAGGGGTCATTAATAATGGCTGATCAACCAAAAATAATCATTAGTGCTGTTGATAATACCAGGGCGGCATTCAGCTCTGTAAAAACTGGCCTTGGCCAGATAGAAGGTGTTGGATCCACACTTAATGGTGTCATTGGTAGATTAGCGCCAGTTCTTGGTGCTGCTACATTTACCGCCTTTGTTAAAGGCGGTATTGATACTCTGGATATGCTGGGTGATCTTAAGGATAGAACCGGGGTTGCCGCTTCAACTTTATCAGGATTCCAGCTCGTTGCAGCACAATCAGATACCAGCTTGGAAGCCTTGGGAAAAGGCTTAAATAAACTCTCTATTTACATGGCAGAGAATGGCGAAGCCGCTGCCAAACTTGGCATTACCGCTAAAGACCCGGCTGAAGCTTTTATTCAGCTTTCGCAATTGCTTTCCGGTATTGAGGATATTGGCAAACGTAATGCCGTAGCCAATAAAGTTTTAGGTAAAAGTTATGAAGAATTACTGCCTGCTTTGTTGCAAGGTGGCGATGCGCTGCGTAGCCAGATAGAGGCTGGTAAAGAGCTGACTGGTGTCACTGATGAGAATGTAAAAAAAGCTCAGGAATTTAATGATCAGCTTGATTTTTTGAAAACTAAAGCCAGCAATGCCGGCGTTGGTATTGCTAGCGATTTGTTGCCATCATTAAATGAAATCACTACCAATTTTATTGAAAACAATAAAAAGGCAGGCTTGTTTTTATCAACATTAGCGACCATTGGTAATGTGGTAAAAATTGCAGCTGTTGGCACAGACCAGGAAAACTTAGAGGAAAGACAGCTTGAGTTACTTGAGCGTATTGGCATTGCTGAAAAGCGCAATGCTGAAACTTCTGAACAAGGGAACAAGGCGGCTCGTGAAAACGCACGTCGTAATTTAATCAATATGCGTAAAGAGCTTGCAGATGTCACTGCACAGCTTGAGGCAAATTATGCAAAAGAGCATCCTCTAGAATCAAAAGTTAAAAATAATAATGCAGCAGTAGAAAGCATTATTAATCCAGACAAAAAATCAACAAAAAAAACGCCTGATGATACCTATGCAAAAGAGTATGCAAAGGATATTGCAGGCTTGATGCAATCGTTCCAGCAGCTGGAAGCGCCGGCTCAGTCTGTTTCAGAAAAACTTCAAGATCAGCTTGATACTTACACAGCGCTGGATGTTGGCGTTAAGTCTTACTTGCAGGGAATTATTGATCAGACAAAAGCCAGTGAGGATTTTGCGGCTGAGCTTGAGCGCACAAACGAAATGATGGAACTGACGCTGCAATATGAGCAAGCGGCTGCTGCGCAATCAAGAACAATTTCTGATGCTTATGATGCGATTCTTCAGGAAACTGAAGATATGAATATTGCCTTGATCAAGGATGATAAAGAGCGCGCGGAGGCACAGTTAAAAATTGAGCATGATCGTCGTGTCAGTCGAATCGCAATGCTTGAAGGTGAGCAGGATGATATAGATTTGCTGCTGCAAGCAGAAGAGGATCGATATTTAGCTGCTCAGCGATCAATTGCTGATAGTGCAAGTAGCTCTAAAGGCTTTATGAAAGACCTTGGCGCTACTTTCACGAGTGCGTTTGAGGATGCGATTGCAGGTGGTGAGAATTTTTCAAATGTATTACAGGGCTTGGCTCAGGATATAGAGCGAATGCTCGCGCGCAGATTTATCACGGACCCACTTATGAAAGGGTTGGATAGCCTAGTCATTAATCCTTTATCTGATTGGTTGGGCGGCATGGTTGCCAATGCCAACGGCGGCGTTTATTCAGGGGCTGGAATTTCAGCCTATTCAGGCAGCATCGTAAGCAGCCCTACTATTTTCCCGTTTGCAAAAGGTACCGGCCTGATGGGTGAGGCTGGCCCGGAAGCAATCCTCCCATTGTCACGTGGCAGCGATGGCAGGCTAGGTGTTTCAGGCGGCGGTAATAATGTCACTGTCAATGTGTTTGAAGCCGCAGGTACTAAAGCCAGCGTGCAGCAGGAGCAGGGTGCTGATGGCAGCATGAACATTAAAGTCATCGTTGAGCAGTTGTATGGCGTGATGAACCGCGATATTTCTCGTGGTACGGGCATTGCACCGACACTCGAACGTCGCTATGGCTTAAACCGTGTTTCTGGAGGTTTTTAATGTCGGCTTTCCCATCAACATTGCCTAAGCCTCAAGCATCTAGTTATAGCGGAAGTGCTGCTCAGTCTTTTATACGGACTGAAATGGAGTCTGGTCCGCAGCGGCAGCGTTCAAGGTTTACCGCAGCGACTCACCAGTTGAATATGAGCTGGGCATTAACAGCCGCAGAAATGACTATTTTCAAGACTTTCTATGATGTAGATATTCACCGGGGGGCAGACTGGTTCACGATGGATGTGGATGTTGGCGACGGCATTGCTAACCATGATTGCAGGTTTGTTTCACCATACGAATATGCAAGATTATCTGGGCCAAACTGGCAGGTAACAGCAAAGGTGGAGGTGCGCGGTGCCTGATCCTAGTTTATCTGCAGCGATAGCGGAGGCTTATGCCAGCGCCCCGGCTGGTGAAGTGGTTATTCATACACTTGAGTTTCGTCATCCGTCATTTACAACACCATTGCGCGTGGTGCGTGACAAACAGGATATCACGGCCACATTGGAGGCTTCGGCTCCCATTGATCCATCAACAGCAGTGACATTTATCGCTTTCGCTTTCGATCTGGAGTTGCCGGATGTAACCACTGGCCCTAGTCCAGAGTTGCTTATCACGATTGACAACGTCAGTCGTGAGGTTCTGGTGTATATGGATCAGGCTGCCAATTCATCTGATCTGATTGAAGTTACCTACCGACCATATCTGGCAAGCGATTTATCCAGCCCACAAATGGATCCACCGCTCACGATGGTTGTGCGTGATGTAGAAGCGGATATTTTCAGCATCACCGCGCGTTGCGGTTTTGGTGACTTTGCAAATAAACCATTCCCGCGTGATGTTTATGATCTCACGCGTTTCCCTGGGCTGCTAACCATATGATGTGGATTCGTGAATATCTCGGTCATCCCTGGGTACATGGCGAGCATGACTGCTGGGCATTTTTTCGGCGTGTGCAGCGTGAGAAGTTTCAGCGTGATGTGCCAGCTATCGATGTAGATAGTTTTAATACGATGGCATGTGTACGTGCTTTTACCGAGCATGATGAGCGTAGTAATTGGACTGAGATACAAACTCCGGATGATGGTGATGCTGTGCTGATGTCACAGTCAAAACAGCCGACTCATGTTGGCATCTGGGTTAATGACGGCATTCTGCATTGCGTGCGCGGTACCGGTGTTGTTTTTAGTAGCCTGCGTTCTTTGAAGGGATTTCCTTATAACGTTACCGGCTATTATCGGGCGGTGAAATAATGCTGGCTACAGTTGTTTATGCACATAATCCGTTCCGGCCTTCACGTAATCGCAAAGTGGTGCAGATTCGCCGCCGGCGCCGTATTGACAAGCTGGCACCTAAAACCGAGCAACCATTCATCTGCCTGCTAAACGGTACGCCATTATTACGTAAAAACAAGGGTTGGCAGCGCTCACTTAAAGATGGCGACACACTGGCCTTTATCACACTACCGCAAGGCGGTGGCGGTGGTTCTAATCCACTCAAGATTATTCTCGCCATTACAATCGCAATTGCTGCTCCTTATCTTGGCCAGATGATTGCACAGGGCATGATGGGTGCCGGTTTTGGCCTGGGTGCTTTTGGCAGTACGTTTGCAATGGGGGAGTTCATCGGTGCTGCAGTAGGTTTTGGTCTTAAAATGATGGTTAATGCGCTGATACCTGATCCAAGTCCGTCTGCATCTCAGCGGTCAATGAAGTCTCTACAGGCGGCATCACCCACCTATAATCTTGCGGGGCAGGGTAATCAAGCACGTGTCGGACAGCCTATCCCGGTCATGTATGGCCGAAATATGATTTATCCTGATTTTGGCGCGCAGCCATATACCGAGTATGCAGGTAATGAGCAGTATTTGTACCAGCTGTTTGTAGTCGGACAGGGTGAGTACGATATAGAGCAGATCAGGCTTGAGGATACAGTCATTGAGTC